CAGATTTGGAGCACCAGGGGTCCAGGAGGGACCCAGGGCAACGTCTGGCTGGGTATCGGCCCTTGACTTTCCAACATCAAGGGATGTCATCCAACCCAAGTACTTCAACAACGGCTTCGTCCCTCCGGGACAGGTACACGCACCCTTTATTCCTGATCGAGAAATCGAGCAGTGGAGGGTCGACGACCAGATTTTGAAGCTGAAGAACGGTTCTATAGTCGGCTTCAAGAGCGCTGACAGCGGCCGGCGGAAGTATCAAGGCTCTGAAAAAGACTGGTTCCACATGGATGAGGAGCATCCGTGGGAAATCTATGAAGAGGCGGTAATCCGCGTTGGGGCCAGGCCCTTGCTTTTCTTTTGTACCGCGACGATCCTCCCACCGGAGGGCATCTCGACAACAACCTCCTGGGTGTTCTCCAAGATAATCCAGCCGTTCAAAGACGGCACCCTCAAGCATGCAAATGTCTTTGGAGCGTCCATCTATGATAACCCAGGAATATCTCGTGATGAGATCACACGACTTGAGGCTATCTACCCCCTCGGGAGTTTATCCAGACGTATCCGACTTGAAGGTGAGTGGCTTCCTGGCATTGGAGGTGCTCGTGCCTACGGGTCGTTTGAACGTGGTCTCCATGTTAGAGAACAGCCTGAAATTGCAATCAGGCGTCCGCTGTGTTGGACCTGGGACTTTAACGTCGAGCCTATGGTTAGCCTCGTCGGACAGGTGGATGGAAGTGTCTATAGGGTTCTCCGAGAGCTTATCCTCGACGAAGGAAGCATTCCTGAAATGTGCGAAATGTTCAGGCACCACTTTCCGAGCCATGAAGCAGAAATCTGGCTCTACGGGGACGCTTCTGGCGAGCGTCGCACAGGGCAGACTGGGAAATCCGACTATTTCGTGGTTATGCAGGAGATGCGGAACTTTAATCTCCCCCTAAAAATGAAGGTTCCTCCGGATAATCCTCGTATTCCTGATCGTGTAAATGCAGTAAATCGCCTCTGCAAGGATGAAAAGGGCCTAATTCGCCTTCAGATTGACCCTTCTTGCACCGAATTGATAGGCGACCTCGAAGGGGTGCTTCGGGACCAAAAAGGGGGCATTTTTAAGACTAGAAACAAGAAAGACCCCTATTTTCGACGTACCCACACCTCAGATGCCCTTGGATATTGGCTTTCTTTTGAAGAGCCAGTGCGTCCGCCAAGCCAGCATATCCGATCTGACATCAGAATAGGGGCTCCTGGCTATGCCTTTGGACGACGATGAGATTATTCAGCGTAGATATGGCAAAGTCCTAACGCCGAGGAAGCGCTGCAAAGTGTGCCAAATACCCATGAACTCCGATACTGAAAACCGCCTTGGGGTCCATGTCCGATGCGTGTATGATACGACCACTAGAATGAAGAAGTACAAAATCCCAGGACCCCGATATGGCAGAGCCCGCAGTTAAGGGTAAGCAGCCTGGAGCCGACGAGCCAGTTGGCGAAGAGGAGGGCCTCTCCGTCATCCAGGCAGTTAGAGCCTGCTTCAACGAGGCTGAAGAGGGGAAGCGGCAGCGCCTGGCCCAAAACCGCATCAACCGGGACGCCTACTTCGGCAGGCAGGACTGGTCCCATAAGCAGGAGGGTCAATCATCTGAATTTCTACCTAAGGTTTCGACCTCCGTAGAGCAGATGACCGCCTTTATCAAGCGTGGCTTGATGAAGTTCGGAGACTGGTATTCGGTTGATCTAGATCAGACCATATCCCAGGTAGTTTCGGGGCAGCAGATTAGATCGGTACTGAACTGCTTTCTCAACGATCTCTGGACAGGTAACAATAATGCCACCTCTATACCACTCGTTATCGCCGATGCGGTTAAGATGGGCCTCCTAGAGAGCCTTATGATCGTCAAGGTGCATGGAGGCATGGTTCCCGTGCGCCGGTACGCATATAAGAAAGGAGACATGATGGTTCCCGAGGAGGGGGGCCAACCTGAACAGTCCCATGATCTTCAGATGGAAGAGAATATGGAGTGGAAGCTCCGTATTGATCTAGTTCGACCTGAAGATTACTATCCCGACCCCACTGGCAACGGTCTCTACGAGATACACCGTGTTGAAAGGGATCTCCACGAAATACTAGATGCTGCAGAAGCAGGCGTCTACGATACTGCGGTTGTAAAGGAACTGATTGACACTGATTATAAACGGCCGGAAGATGAAGAGCGCAGCGATAGTGCCCGCAACCAGCCAGAGACGACAACTCCTGCTTTTAGGAAGAGGGTCGTCCTGGATGAGTTCTGGGGGACCCTCCTCAATGACGATGGCACTGTTGCTCACCGTAACTGTGTCTGTACTGTCGCCAATGATAAGTATCTGATCCGCCCTCCAGAATTCAACCCGTTCTGGCATCAGGAGAGCCCCTTTATAGCGGTGCCCCTGGTTCGAGTACCGTTTTCAGTCTGGCACAAAGCTCTATATGATGATGCCAGCAGTCTGAACCTCGCCCTCAACGAGATGTTCAACCTAATGCTTGACGGCGGACTTGCAGCTGTTTGGGGTATCAAGCAGCTGCGCATCGAAGATTTGGAAGATCCAAATCAAGTTGCTGGCGGAGTACGCCAAGGCATGACCCTCGCCGTCAAGCAGACTCTTCCCCACAACGCAGACGTTATGAAGAATGTTAGCACTGGCAACGTTCCTCAAGATGCCATGGCTGTCTTCTCTGCGTTGGATAGAGAGTTCACCCAGGCCGCTCTAACCAACGAACTGAAACTGGGCTCCCTTCCTCCGAAGCAGGTCCGTGCCACCGAAGTAGTGGAGGCATCCCAATCTCAGGCGGTCACTCTTGATGGCTTGACGGCTGATATCGAAAATAGCTTCATCCAAGTCCTCTTGTATAAGGCCTGGCTGACTATCCTGCAAAATGCAGATGATCTGCCCGAGGACGCCATGCAAAGCGTTGTTGACCGCTCCGTGGCGTTGCTGTTAATGAGAGCCAGCCCGGAAGAACGGTTTGCCATGTTCGCCGGCAAGTCAAAGTTCCGGGTCTTTGGTCTGTCAGGCACAATGGCTAAGGCTCTGGACTTCCAGAAGATGATGTCTATGATGCAAGCTGTTCAGATGAACCCAATGCTCTTCCAAGCCTTCATGCAGCGGTTCTCGCCCGAGAAGGCCCTACGGTTCATCATGAACAGGCTGAACCTTAATCCGGACGATCTAGAGAAGAGCCAAGACGAGTTGAAGCAAGCTGCTGAAGAAATGCAACGTACTCAAGAGGCGGCCAATATGCTGAACCCGCCCGGAGGGGGCCAGGCGGCAGGCCAGTCAGCCCCGGGTGCTGCTGCTAAGGGCGGCCCTCCTCTGGGCGGGGGTAGTCAGGTTCCTGCCGAAGTCAATCAGCTGACCAACCCTAAATCAGGATTACCTCCCAATGCGTAAACCTGTCGCCGTGGTCCTGATAGGGGACGAGACTTTCACAGCCAGGATCGTTCGCTGGCTTAGGGAGCATCATATCCTCGAAGATAAAGGAACGGTTATGCCTATCCTAGCCAAACCAAAGCGAAAGAAGGCTAAGAAGAAGCCTAAGAAGAGGAGGTCATACTGATGGCCAAATCGTCAGGCATGGCCAACCATGATGGCCATATGCCTACAATCCAAATCGGAAGCCCAGGAGGCGGCATGTCAGCATCTGAAAATAGGATGGTCAATCACAAAGGAAGGACCATCGGCAGCAAGAGCGGCCCCAAAGCCACCAACGACGGCAAAGACCTTGGCCCCAATGCCAAGAACAAGATCAGCGGTCCTGCTGGCCTTCTGACCAAGGAACAGAGCCCGACGAGCTGGCCCCAGAGTCGCAATAGGGGAAAGCACTACAAGTGAAGAATGGCAATTCCGAAGAAACCCTTATCAAGGAGCTGATGCACAACGCCCAGGCCTCTGGCAACAGGGTTCTGGAGCAGCGCATGGCTGACCTGACAGTCTGGTTCTACAACAACCGCAATAGGGTGCCCAGAGACAATCTGGCCAGCCGTCAGGCCCTCTTGGAGAAGGCCTTCTGGACTCTGCTGGAAGTCAATGCCCTGCTGCTAGAACGCAATCATGAGTTGGAGGCCATGCGTAAGGGCCGTTCCAAGCTCTGGCTGCCTAGCGGCATAAAGGTCAGTGGGGATCAGCAGTATGGTTGATCGCAAGGAACAGGACAGACGGCTTCGACGCTTCGACGCTATGGATGCAGGCAGAGATGCTGCTCTTGTATCTTCCATTGTTGTTCCTCTCATCAACGGCAGAATAACCACCTACGTTCAGCAGTTGGCGGGTATGTATCGAGGCGGACAGGTTAATCATGACATGCTGTTGGGCAAGGTCGCTGAGATTACAGCGATGCTCAACTTGATAGCCGATCTGGAAGGAGCCCAGCGGCAGGGCGATATAGCGGCAGAGAAGGAGCTTGGTGATGGCCAGGAGACCTAAGAAATCAGATCAGGGCGGTTTTCCGGAGGATGGCGATCAGATGAATGTCGATCCGCCAGAGCCTCGTCCTGAAGAGGAACCGCCGGAGGAAGAGGAACCTGAGGAAGAGCCTGAAGACGATCCGGTCGCCACTATGCAAAAGCAGATCGACCAGATGAAGTCCGATCATGCTAAGGAGATGGCTGACCTGAGGCGAACCATTCCTCCTGTCACTCCCAAGGAACCGAAGGAAGAAAAGCCCAAGACCAGCTATAAAGATCTGATCTTCACTGATCCTGATAAGGCAGTTGAACAGATCCAAAGAGATGCCGTAGAGCAGGCAACTACTCAGCTTCGCGGTCAGTATGAGCGGGACCAGGGTCAGAAACGCTTTTGGGAGGGTTTCTACGAGAAACACAAGGACCTCAAGGACGATAAGGACCTTGTGGAGCTGACCTTGAACAGCAACCTGCCCAGCCTGGCCAATATCCCCGTTGACGACGCTATGAAAAAGCTAGCCGACTTGACGCGGGAGCGAATTATACGATACTCGGGCGGGACGAAGCGAAATGGCAAGAAGGCCGTTGTGGAGGGAAATAGTCCTCCATCTGAAAGACGAGCCCCTGCTATTGGCGCAGAGGTGACCAGTCTTGGAGACGTCATCAGAGCCAGAAGGCGCAAGCGTGCCTCTGCTGCTTGATGGGAGAGCTAAATGCCACAGTTTACCTGGACCTTTGATGCCCCCACAGGCACCTACAAGAACCATACCCTGGCTCAGAAGTTGTATGAGGCTGCCGTCGAGAACTCGGTCTTTGTAGACCATGTTAGGACGGTCGATGGGTATGGACGGAACAAGGGTGAGTCTGTCACCCTGACCAGGGTCCAGAACATTACCGAGCCAGTATCGGCCGACCTCGAGGAAACCACTCGCATCCCTGAGGACGAGTTCAACCTCTCGACCAAAGTGATCACCGTCAAGGAGATCGGCCGGGCTGTCCCCTTCACCAGCCTCTCCCAGGACCTCTCCCACTTCGACACTGAAAACCCAATCCAGCGGAAGCTGCGGGACCAGATGCGCCTGGTGCTGGACACCAAGGCAGCGGTGGCCTTCAAGAAGGCAAGCGTCAAGTACGTGCCTACGGGAGCGGCTACCAACAACATCACTACCAACGGAACGCCTGGTGCAGCCGCAACTGCCAACATGAACGTCTTCCACGTCGAGGAAATCAGGGACTATATGTTCGACACTATTCAGGTCCCACCTCTGGAGGGAGACGACTATCTCGGCATCTTCCGCACACTCGGTCTAAGGGGCATCAAGCGGGATGCCAAGTGGGAAGAGTGGCACAAGTATCAGGATGCCCAAGCTAAGTACAACGGCGAAGTAGGCCGGATCGAAGGCATCAGATTCATCGAGACAAACCATGCTAGGGCACTGGGCAAGATCGGCACCAGCTCCGTGCTGGGAGAAGGTGTTGTCTTCGGTGAGGATGGCATTGCCTTGGCGGAGGCGATGACGCCCGAGCTGAGAGCTGCCATCCCTGGCGACTTCGGCCGCTCCAAGGCAGTTGCCTGGTACGGCATCCTGGAGTTCGATATCATCTGGGACACCGGCAACCCTGGCGAAGCCAGGATCGTCCACGTCTCCAGCACGTAAGGAGCCCAAGATGTCTTATGATCACCAGAAGATGGACATTATGATCGCTCCGATGGCAGATATTGCCACTCTAGGAGATCCTGTCCTAAACACAACTATCGCCCTTCCTGCTAGGTGGTTCATAGGTTATCAGCCTCTGCTGGTTCGGGCTGTATGGGCCTGTATCACAATAGCTAATACAGTGGCCCCAACAATCCTGACCTACAAATATAGGCC